CCCGAACAACATGAACTTGTACCTATGATAATCTTTTGATAGACTCCTTTTACTTACAGCATATAAATGTGCTTCACCATACCCATATGCTTTTGAGACGTCCAAGAACATCCTGTAATCTGCCAGAGTCATCTCATAAAGTGGCTGGTTGAACTTCTGAACATCCTCTTTAATCATTTAGCACCTCTCTTTCTTAGCAAGACATATCCGCAGTAAATGTACTGTATATAATAAGACTTGAGATACTGAATGATTGTATCAGGGTCATACTTAATGTACAATTCTGCCATGACATACCTCCTTATGGCTCCATGTCCATTTCTGCTTCTTGATAACCATCTATCCAAGCCCAGTATTCATCGGTGCTTTCATCATATGGACAGATAAGGTTACCCCTTATAAAGGATTCATACCCTTCATTAAATGCTTTACATGTCCCCATTATAACAGGCCTCCGTTATCTTCTTCAGGAAAATCACATATCGTAACATTCCCATTGTCATCAATGAATGTTACCGAGTTAGTGAACTGTGAAACAATATCATCAAAGTCACCTTCTAGATTCCAGGGGTGTATGAACCTTAAAGGACATGAACCTTGGAACAGTTCAGGTAACTTCTCAATCGGATAAATGTCATAGTCTAACTCTAAAGCAGACTTTCTTTCAGCATCATTTTCAATCAGATAAAACTTATGACATCCTTCAAATGCGAATTCTGTTGCTGTTACTTTTATACCATTGATAATCATATTAATCCTCCTTTTTCTGAAGCTCTATTAATTTATCACGTCCGATTTTATCAATATATTTATCTGCTTCTTCTATGAACCGTGCATCAACCGGGTTATCTGCTTCAAATTCACTTGAAGTAGAACCAAATAACCAAGCATCTTCCATAAAATGCGGCCACTGAATATCGTCTTCCGGTCCATCCGGGCTTTTATGCTCACATATACAGATACATATATCATAGTAGTTGGCATCTTTCCGCATGTCTCTTAAATCTACTACCGTAAAGACAACTCCTTTATGATAGAAATAACAGGTACCTTGCTCAGTATAAATATACCGGTCTTCAAAATCAAATGCTTTTTCGCCTGAGAAACATGAAGCACACATATCTTGATACATGTACTCCGGTGTTACGTCAGGGTCAGCGTACATCTTTGACCAAGACTTAAATCTCTCTGCTGCTACATTGAACAGAGCCTGTTTAGTTACTTCCATACCAGTCCTCCTAATACATCCAGTCATCATCTGAACGTTCCAGATAGTCGATGCATCTCTGTTCGTAAGCGTAGTCCGGGTCTTCCTGTTCACGTTCCCGTCTTTTTCTGCTGTCTCTTGCGAGCTTTTCAGCAGCCATCATGTTTACCTGAGCTTCCTCATCAAATTCAAATTCGTCCATACAAATCCTCCTAATATCTTTGTATTATATTATTTCGCTTCAGCAATGAATACATTCCAGCCTGACCTATGGTCCTCTTCAAAGAAGATAGGAAAGTCCTCGGCTTCGAACGGATATTCCTCTTCAAGCAGATATTTGACAATAGATGCCTTTGTCTTGAAGAACTTTACAAGAGAAGGCTCCGTGTATATCCGCCCTGTAAGGTCAGGTTCCGCCCAATACAAGCAGTAAAACTGGTTCTGGTGCTCTAGTTCTGGCAAACGAGACGTCCAAAGTTTAATTTTGTCTTCAATCGACATAATAAGTCTCCTATTCATAATGCTTTAACATTCTTTCAACAGTCTCTCTGAACTCAGCGGTTGCTCGGTCCAGTTCATTCGTACCATCATTATTGTAAGCAAGCCCTAACAGAATGACCGTTTTAGCAAGGTTATACATCTGATTGTACATCTTTCGTTCGAGACCTTCTTTTATCTCGGATAAAACGTAATCATTTACAGGTGTCCTGTTGTTTCTAAGGTCGTTTATTACTTCTTTAGAAACGACTCTTGGAACAGAAATAAGTAATCTAGTCATACTAGCCTCCTTCTTTGTGGAATTCTGGTCATGCGACCATTGATAGACACTCAGATATACCGAATGTCTATCAGAGTAGCACGACTATGCTAAGTCTACAATGCAACCTTTAACCAAGATGCCTTTTGCTTCGAGTTTAGCAACATTGTCTTTGACCTGCTGCAAAGTAAACTTAGGCATAAAGCCTTTCTGAACAAGGTCAACCATATTTGGCTGAAGTTCCTCAGAGAATTCCCCATTCGGACCTCTGAACATAACATAAGCCAAGTTGACTTTGCCAGTTAAAGCCTGTATTGTGTCTACACCGAACATGTCTGCAATCAGACTGTTCTTCTTAGCAATTCTAAACTTCTCGAGTTTAGCAAGTATTTCAGCAGGTACTTTTAATGCTACAAGTTCTGCTTTTAACTCGTCAAGTTCCTTGTTGAGTTCTTCGGCTTTTGGCGAGCCTGAAGACATTGTCGACATGTGGTTTTTCTTGTAACCACGGTAAATCTGCTTCTCTGTTTCAGTAAGCAAAGAATAGAATGGGTATAAAGTTCTTTCCTTGTCGCCTGACTTGATTTTAGCCCACTTTGTACCTGACTCCATTTCTGTTGACCTTGGCATATCTTTGACAGATTCAAATTCTTCTCTAGTCATATATCCTGCTTTGAGAATCTTGTCAAGTGAAGTCAATTCCTTTGGAAGTTCAACAAACTTCTTTGCTACCTGTTCGAGATTAAGTTCCTGTTTAGCCATCTTAGTGCTCCTCGATTAACATCTAACCAAACCACAAGACCCTTGCACCACGATGTATTTTTCCTGTAGCCAACGACTACGGTTCTTGGAAAAACCTCAAGTGTCAAGGGACCAGATGGTAGAACAAGAATACAAGTAACTGATAACAAGAGCACATGATTCTTGTTACCTGTTTCTTGAACCTGTTCACTAGTTGATTAAAATGCTAATCATTTTAATCTTGATTATATCATAATATATTATTTTACTAGTTACAGTGAACTAGGTCAACGTACACAGAAACTTTTTTGCCCGCAAACCTGATAAATACCTCAGTGTCAAGTTCCACAAGGACAGTGTCAAGTTCACCACGTCGGTACACCTGCTCACTGTATCTTTGTCCACGCGCACGTAGCATTGCTCTTGTGTCACTCACCAGTGGCCTCTCGCACTGAACAACGTCACATGTAACACCACACCCGACTCTCGCACGTTTATAAAGCTACAAGTAACACAGGAAGAAATATTGAAAAATGAATCGGTAAAGATGAATGTTATAAAAATTTTTAAGTTGATTTTTTCAATTCCGGATAGAAAAATTTTTTGTTTTATTATGAATTTAAAATTAATAATTTTAAAAGAAAAACATAACATTCACAACGGACCACTAATAGCGATTAAATCCCTCGCTTCTGTTGATGGGCCCTGTTGCTTTTAGCGAAAGCGGGGCCTGCGTAGTTCTTCATAAGCCGCTGCTGATGAAGAAAGTTGAATGTTTCTATATAAAAGCACAGTTAAAAATGGGACCAGAGACAAAATCCTTCTATTATATAACCGTTTTAATTTTAAAAAATATCATATTTACAGATTCTGTTCCATATAATATAATAAAGCAAACATGTTGGAGGTTTAATCATGGTGAAAGTTATGTGTCAAACCCCAGAGGTGATAAGGTTAGGGAAACTTACACCGTTTCAGGGTGACCTTAAAAGAAGAACGGAGAAAGATATTAAAGCTTTAGCAGACAGTATAAGAGAAGAAGGTCTCTTAATGCCGTTTGCAGTGTGGAAACACAAGGGAACAAATAGTCTACTCGACGGCCATGGTAGACTTGCAGCATTAACAGAGTTAGCATTACAGGATAATAGTATCGCAACACAAGATTTTCCTGTAGTGTTCATAGAAGCTGATACAGAGGAGCAGGCTAAGAAGTCATTATTACAGATAACATCATCTTATGGTAAGATAACCAAAGATGGGGTAATGCATTTCTGCGCAACTATTCCAGAGTATCATGCACCAGCTATTAATAAGTTCGTGCATAAGAAGTCTGTTAACAGGAAATTACCTGAGCAGAATAACGTGCACATTCTTAAAGTAGCTGTTAACAATGATAAATTAAGCGCAGTTCTTGAGTTATTTAAGAAGTGTGACTATATAAGGGTACTATAATGGAAGATACGGAAGTAATTGTAGCCCAGGAAGTAGATGACTGGGATAATTTTACAGAAGAAAGTGATATTGCAGCTCAGCAATTAAGTATTGCAAAGGGTGAATCATTCTCTGCAGGTATACGTAAAATGTTACAGCAGCCTGCATCAGATGACGTTTTACCTATTAAAAAGAAAGAATCTTCTGAATTACTTCCTCAGTTTGACTCTATATTTGAAATTGCAAAAAGTAAAGACATGACAGTAGCGGAATTCGTTGATGAAGACCCGCAATACGCATTACGTATAGCAGAAAACTGTTACGCTAACTGGCAGAATCTTTTAACATCAGCAGCTATTACTGGTGGCATTGAAATGCCGGATGAGGAGACAGGTGAAACAGTTACTTACGCCGTATCAAAGAACCAGACTAAATTAATCGAAATAAGAATTAAAGAAGCAGGTAAACAGCTTGACCTGGTAAATGAATTAGTTTTAACCAGTTATAGAGATGATGACCAGCGTAAAGATGTACTTGAGCGTTCTATGTATAAGAGAGCGTTACATGGTGACGGACGCATGGCTATTTATTTACATGACCGTGTTGATGGTAGGCCGGCTGAAACTAAGCAGGTTGAGTATGACTATGATAATGCGTACAATATCTATGCAATTATTAAAACGTTATTTGATAAACAGCTTGAGGTACTTAATTCCGGTAACGGTGTTAAACTTATCTGTTGTTCACGTCGTGCGGGAAAGACACACTTACTTGTTGCATTATTAATGATTGAGTGTTTACGTAAACCTCGTACACAGGTTATGTATATCGGTGAAACTATGGAATTATCCGAAGCTCTTGTAAATAAAGCAGCACAGGATATTATTGATGTATGTCAGTTAAAGAATAAACGTGGAATGAGGTTTGACTGGAAACATTTTGATAATGGTTCTAATATAGTAATCAGAGGTCTTTCTAATACTAAAGACCCTGACCAGATTCGAGGTAAAGCTGCCAAGGTAATTGTAATAGATGAGTTTTTCCATTTGAAGAGTGAACTTCTTGAGTATATGCAGCGAGAAGTTCTTGAACCTATGCAGATGGACTATGCAGATGACTACATGTTTGTTTGTGCAGGTACACCACCACGAGTTAAAGGAACTTATGGTGAGAAAGTATGGAAGACCTGGGAAGTACCTCACTTCAGCTGGACCTGGAGAGAAAACCCACATCCAGTATCACTTGAAGCGCGTAAAGCTTTCGTAGATAAAGTACTTAAAGATAAAGGTCTTGATTGGTCAAGTTCATTTGCACGTCGTGAGTATAATGGTGAATGGGCTTATGACGATGACTTGTTACTTTATCCTGAGTTCCATTCTTATGATAAACGTGAAGCAATGCCTACTATTAAAGCATCTCGTGTTTTATTTGGTATTGACTATGGTGTAGGTGATAATGATACAATCTGGGGAGCAGTATGGAATGATGACGAGAAACGTGGTTACCAGTTCTGGGAAGACAAGTTTAACCGTCTTGATATTATGGACAGAAGTATTTCTCAGTTAGAATACCTTGGTGAACAGGTAAGGGCAGCCTGGAGAACAGCACTTGATTACTTCCCTGATTTATCACCTAAAGAAGCTAATAAACGCATTTTATGGGATGCAGATGATAGTGACCAGCATCTTACTGATTACTTTAACATTAACCTTCGTCTTGAAGGTGAAGGATATGAAGACCTGCGCTTAAATATTACAAATGCACATAAAACAGATAAATCAATCATGTATGATAAAATCAGAGACTTATTACGCCGTGGTGACATGTTACTTATTAAAGGAGGTAAGTGTGAACATGAAGTTCAGTCTACTATCCTTAAACGTGGGCCTAATGGCGAAGTGTATAAAGAAGTTGACCTTAAAGCATATCACCCAGACTTGTTACCAGCTATGCGATACGCTTTATGGAATGCAATAGGAATGTAAGGAGTAAAATATGAAGGTTAAAGTTAGATTACCAGGAGATTATGGAAGAGCATTTGCAGGTAAAGATAGATTTGTAAAGTCTGAACCTGTATTTGATATTGAAGCTTTTGATGATAGAGGTAATAGAGTACAGGAACCTTATCCATCAAAAGTTAGAATGGGACCTGATATGTATGAGCTGTTATCATATATCATGCCTAGCCTTGCAGCAAGAAGAGGTGAAGACCTTACTTATGAAGGTAAAGTAGAACAGAAGCCTCGTAAAACAAAAGCAAGGTACGCTTACTATGGTTTAGGGAGAAACCCTGAGACTGGTTTAGATAATGATGGTATCGGTTTAATTGGTTATGGAGATACGGATGTACCTAATATTAGTAAGTTTGGTTATCTTAACGGTACACCTAACTATATGTACTCTAGACTTTTAACTGCGCCGTCGCCTCTTGGTTCAAATTCACGTAGCCAGGTGCTTACTAACATATTGAATGACTCATGGGACTTTAACCCGCTTCTTGGCCCATTGTACGAGTATACAGATTTAGATTATGATGAAGCAGCAGATTTAGCAGGTAAAGGTCCGAAGCCTACTGATAACTGGGTGCCTAGAGTAGACCCGGTAAACGGTGGGTTTATGAGACGTGAAGATGGTTCAATTGTATTTATGCCTATACCTTTAGTACAGAACCTTCCTATATAT